TTCTTTTTGACTTCTTGAATTTTGTTTGCTCCTGTTGCTTCGCCATCTCTACTCATCATTAAGGCGAACCCGCCCATTATAAAAGCACTAAACTCTGTTAAAGACGCTTTCTCGTACCAAACCAAGATTCCACCAAAGGAAATTAAGATAAGGCCGATAAGCGTTGTTTTAGGATTACGAAATAATCTATCTATCATTTTTGATATCCCGATTCCATCGCCACAAGGTGTACACAAAAGAGGTCAGCATTACGAATAGTCCCGCTATCTGATGCACCTCGGCAATCGTTAATCCACCTACCGCTAAACTCCAAGAGGTCGCTACCGCACTTGTACTGTCTGTTTTCATTCGTGTTCGGATGTTGCTTGATTGCACAAAGTAGGATTAGCCAAGCAGAACGATTGTGCGTATGCTGATTCCCATCCAGCAAACCAATGAACGGCACTACCTGGAGTAGGCCAAACAACGTATTGATTGAATTCGGATGGTGCTTCCCAAATGATGTCAACCGCCCAACGTGGGTCGCTTTCCACAATGCCTATTTGATGTACGGCACAATTCACAAAAGATACCTCACCTTCGTTCATTGTGGCGAATCCTGCTGAAAGCATATCGGTGATAAATTGGCCTTCGGTTGGCCAAGCGTATTTCAAGTAGGATGTCATAACGTGGTAAGTTCTGCCAGTTGGGCGTTTGTTAGGCGTGTCGGGAATAGGGCGGCTTGGTTTACGGCATTAGTTACAGTAGTGGACGAAACATTACCTGTTAGATAAATTCCCGAAAGGCCAGTAGGCATAGCGGCACTTGTATCTGTTCCTATTTGCGTTCCATTAACGTATAAAACTACATCATTTAATTTATACGCAATTGCCATTTTTACAGTCCCGTTAGCAATAACTCCGCTCTTAATATCTGCTGTTATCCCAGTAACCGTACGAACATATGCACGGATTAAGTTGGGGCTGTCTGCATCTAATCCTACAAAAATCCAGTTATTGTTAGTGCCATCCGAAATACTATAATAATTGTATCCGTTTTGGGTTTTGTTAATTTCAATAAAAATCGTCCCCTCGGTCTGCCCAATAAGCGAAGAAACCCCCGTCTTACTTGCCGAGTCCGCCAACCGTGTCACCGCTGCGGTTGTTGTAGGTACCCACGTTGTTGCATAAGCGCCAAGCTCCATTTGTGGGGCAGCGATGCGGATGGTGAAGTCGTATGCTGCTCCGTTGGTTAGGTTCATACGGATTGATTGGCTTATGTGTGTAATAGTTCCAGATGGTACGGTGTGTGCCGTTAAATATCTTGTTAGCGTGGTTGTTGGAGTAAATGAAGTATTAGATTCACTTACATACGCACCACCATTCCAGTAATAAGATTTTAACGAATAACTATTTGGAGGAATTGGGGCAGATATAATCTTGATAAATGCAGAATTAGACCAAACCTGTCCGTTCGATACTGATATTGCGCTTGCAGTTTCCGTAGAAATTTCAGTAGAAATTGTGGTTACAGTTCCGTTGAAACGAACGTCTACATAAGGAAGGCCATTTTCAGTACCAGTACCTACTAATGTTCTTGTCAAACCAGTTCCAAAAAGTTGAGTCCAATTCGTAGGCAAAGTACCAGGACTCCCCGCCACCGCTCCCACCATAGATGAGTTTCGGATTGAGTTGGTGCGTTGGGGTTCGAGCAACAACCGCCCACAACTACTCAATGTCCCGTCTGCGTTTCTGAAATCTATTCGTGGTACGTCTTGTCTGTTGGTGGTTGGGAAGTAGTCAATGGCGGAAGTGCCTTCAACGAGTTGGGCTCCCCAGATGAAGATACCCGCAACGCCATCCCGTATTTGTGCATCTCTAATTAATTGAAACTGTCCGTTTGTTACAGTTGATGCCGTGGTAAACGAAACAGATACCCTAAACCAACTGTTACTCAATGCCGAAATAGTGCCGCCACTTGCGGTTCCGTTTGCCAAATTAAAAGAGCAGGTTGAAAAGCCAGTTTGGTCGGTATACAATCTAATACTTGCCGTGTCGTAGTCCGCTTTTTTTACATACAAAGATAAAGTGTATGCGGTATTTGTATTAAAAACAAAAGTGCTTAGAATTGGCGAATTAGTAGTTTGACCATTGTTCACAATATATTTATCAGCGGTAATGGTTCCGTTTGGTGCAGTCGTAACATTTACCGAAATAGTTCCAGATGGCTTTGGCCAATACGCATTATCAAACTGCTCGCTAAACTGCACCAAATTATACGGACTCCGTCTAACCACCCCTGTACTATCTGTATAGGTAGCATCAGATGCCCTCGTAAAGGTCAAATCCCCTAATCCGCTGGTGGGCTTTTGGGCAAATACTACGTCTTCCTCAATTCCGCTTGGAACAAGGAGCCAAGAGGCGTCATCGTAAAAACTCATAATAAGGCATCGATTCGAGCTTCAGCACAAGCTGCGTTTTGAATAACGCCTCCCGCTGCTTGTACTCTAAGTGAATAAAAATACATATACGCCTCACCGCTTTGACCCGTGAGGTTCGTCTCTGGATGTCCCCAAGAGTCGGGATGTATCTCACCCCAACTTATAGCGTTGACGTAGCCCTGCCCCCAACCGTTCTGATTGTAGGCGGAACCTTGGCCCCATTGAATTGTATTATTTGGACTTTCCATTTTCTTTCAAGAAATTTATCAATTTGACCTCGTTCTCGGGCTTCACCTTATAAGTACCAACCGTGGAACGACTGTCCGTCCGTTGGGTACATTTGTCCGTTTTGGTTTTCATAATACTCTGGGGTAAGCGATCCGTAGAAAGTCAAGTACGACACCAAGCGTCTGCCGTAGTGTTCTGCCGTGTCTCGCTCCTTCTGGATTAGGTATTCCAATTCGCTCTTCTCGATGCCTTCGGAGTTCTCGCTTTGCTTTTTGAAGATGCCTCCGTTGCTCACCTTGTACGCAAGGAACGGAAGTATCTCTACCATTGCGTAATGCACCAGAACGTCTTGGACGTAGTCGGTCATCAGCGTCTCGTAGTTGCCTGTGAGGGTGGACGCCAAGACGTCACTCTTCAGCTTGTTGTACAGGGCAGTACCAACGAGGGCTTGGATGTGCAGGTCTTGCGCTATCTTGATGAACTGCACCATCTGGTCACGGTCAACATTGCCGTTGATAGCGGTTCTCTTTACGAGGTCATCGGGGGAAATGAATAGGGGATACATATCTTATATAACCTTATTTTGGTATGCCTATCTTTTTTGCGTACTCGGGTGTGTAACCTCTGTAGTCCTGCGAGATAGGTGGTTTGGCGACTAATGAATCGTTGACGGGTAACTTCACTCCCAACTTACGGAGGTCGTTTACGCTTACCTCGGAGCGTTTGTTCTTGGGGTCGGGTGTTACTCCCTTCGCTCTTGCCAGATACGTCTTCCGCATCCAGAAGTGATGACAGTTCGGGCCACCTTTGTACAGGAGAATATCGTAAGTGGCTGCTCCGTTCTTTCCGAATCCTGCATTCACGGACTTACCGCTCATCGCTTCGATGTCCTCAATACGGTAGATTTTGTTCGCCTGCAACATCAAACTACAGAATTCCCGCTCACCCGTCTTTTCGCCTGCGTAAGCGTACCGAACCTTGTATTTGAACCCTTCCTTCGTTACGCCATCTTGTGCGCTCTTGGCGTTCGGGAATGCGCTTCCTGTGGATGCGAAGTTCACCTCTCGCATCTTGACGATGTCTTGCTCGGAAAGTACCTCGTCACCGACCAGTTCCCACTCCTCCAAATCCTCGTCTTCACCAAGCGAGGTCAATTCACGCACCAACTCCTCGGAGGCAGGGGCTGATGCTTCAAGCTTTTTTTGCGACTTCATTTGCGTGATGACCGCAGACGAATTGCCAGCGAACAACGCCTTCGCAACAGACGGCTCAAACTGCAACATCTGCACAAGGAAGGTGATTGCTTGGTCTTGCGTAAGAACGCCCTCCTGTACGGCTCGCATAATGTCCAGAGAGGACGCAATCTGCGCTCCGTTATACGATGCTTCTTTCTGGGCGATTTCTTCGTTCACGGTAGACACAACCTCGCTCGTTACTTGGTCGGCTTCCTTCACTCCCGTCTCCTCCTCGATTGTTGTTGAGTCCGTGATCTTGATGTCGTTGAACTCCATCGGTGAAAGCGACTTGAAGTACAGGTTCAACGATACGTTGTTCACCGCAAGCAGCTCATCAAATGCATTCAAGATGCCCATCTGGATAGGACGGATGACCGTATTGTCTAAAAGCAAGTATGCGTTCTTGATTTCGTCTGCATTGCTTCCCAATCCAGTGTTGTCCTTGATGCCAAAGAGCATCGGAGACGTAATACGGTGACCTACCAATACCTTTTGAGCCGACTCCCGAGAAAGGAACTCGTACTGCAAGTGGGCGTCTGACAGGGTGACTGGCTCGATCGTAGCCGCCTTTGTACTGTCATCGTTGAAAGCAAGAATCCAACGGCCTGCGTTGGTGCTGCCCTGCCACTTCTGGGCGATGGTGGAATTTATATTGTCTTGCTCCTCTTGTGGGGGAATTCCGTTATTAAAATTAATTATCATCGACGGGGCGAGGCCCTGTTTGATATTATTTATATGATAGTTCGCAATCTCCTCCTCCAATTCCGCATAAGGCAGAGCCGCCAAGTAGCGAGGGGGTGAGTAGTAGTATGAACCAGCAGCATACGGGCGGTAGTAGAAGATTTCACGCTTCTCATTTGACTGCCCGAAAGCAGCGATGCGTTGCACTCCAGTACGGTTCCGCACCTTTGTCCAATCCCAAGCATAATAGTAGGCGTTGATTTCCCCTTCTTGGTCGCACTTCTCCGCTCGCAAGGTCTGAACGGGCATATGCGTCACCTCTGCGATTGCTGATTTGTCAGAATTCCACAACACCTGCAACGCCCCATTACCAAGCCAATAGACATCGTTGGCAAAGCGGTAGGCACATTCATCCGAGATCAACCTCCGCAACTCAAGGAAGGCGGATGGATTGGAGGCGGAGTCGGTAGCGTCAAGCCCCTTGCCGTATATCATATCAACGATACCCGTGATGACTGCGTTGTTCGTGGCGGAGCCGTTCCTGCGGTCAATGAGGTATTGGTAGTAGTTGTTGTCATCCCCATACTCCACCCAATCAAGGCGGGGGTTCTCTACGATTGCAGGGGCAACGTAGGAATCAAACTGAACGAGGCGAATGTTATTCTCCATAAATCTTGAACTGATTGTTCATCGTCTCCTCAACAGTAGGGAGGACGGGTTGATAGGTGCTTGTTGTTTGACCACTCGGAAGCATCAGCAGACGGTCAAATGCGAGAATCTTGGTGTTTGTCCAAGCCACGTTGAAGGTCTGCTCCGTAAGGCGAATCATATACACTACCTCGGCATCAAGTGGCGTGGTATTGTAAGTGAAAGTGAACTCACGAGTGTCTGCGTCAAAGGTAGGGGAGGTCACGTTGTAGATGGTGTCCGTTCTGCCGTCTTTTGAGTAGAGAACCATCTGAACTCGCCACGTTGAGTTGTACCCTGCGAGGGTGTCAACCCCTACTTGCCAGTCACGCACGGGCAGAGTGATAGTGTTGTTGGTCTTATATGATACGAAAGTCATACCTATATAACCACGAAGTGGGACTTATGTGAAAAAAGAAAGGGGGCCGAAGCCCCCTCTCACGTCCCGTTGGTCTAATTACGACCCAGTAACGATTGTTGGTTTGGTACCTAACAATCCAGCGAACGGGTTATTCGCAATCGCTCCGAGCAGGAAGTTTGCAGGTACACGCTCTTGACCCGTCAAGGTCAAGTTGTATCCCGTAAGGTCTCCCATAGCAGAACCAGTTACAATCGAACCTCCCGTTACTTCTGAACCGTGTTCCAATCCCATCACCCAAGAGTTGCCGTTGTTGTCTTCAACGATGACAACTGGCTTCGCCCAAGCGAGCAACTTCACCTCTTTGTGGGTGTCGGCATCTTGCTTCTTCAACACGATGTTCAACACCTGCTCGAAGAAGGTCGTGCCGTTGTCACGGCTGGAAGTGATGGCCTGCTCAAAGTTTGAAGTTCCTTTCAAGTCGTACTTGTAGGCACTCGTGGCAGTTGTGGCCAGTTGGTCAATGACATCCGTGTCAGCGGTGTCGTAGGAAATTTGTGCCAAGTCGATGGCGTTGATGAAGTATACTGCATTCAGTCCTCCAACTTGGTCTTTGCAGGGCTCAATGCGCCCAAGTGTTAATGAACAAGCCATTTTATTTTATTTTTTATAGTCGTTAGAAATGTGAGTTTTAATTCTGTGACAGTTGGCGCATAGTGTTTGCAGGTTGCTCAAATCGTTGTTGTGGCGGTTGCCATCTATATGGTCGACATCAAGCTGGCAAGGGTGGATAGGAATGAATCCACACATCTGGCAAGTCGCTTTCTTGTGTTTCCGATAGACATCTTTTGGTCGGACTGCTCCTTTTGTTTTATACCTCCACGATTGTTTGCATCTTTCGCAGCAGAATTTCTTTTGCTGCCCTGTCAACTGATTTGAACAGTTCAAACACAAAAGGGAGGACGAGGGTGTCTTACCCAAGCCCTCCCCCTGCGTCATCTTTCAGCGTTTAGGCGTAGTAAACCAAGTCGGCACCTACTCCAAATTGAACACCAGCAGTCATCCGCATAATGAAACGTACATTTTTGCTACCGTCCAAATCGCCCATATCCAGAACCTTCACTTCGTTGGTATCGCTCAAAAGCCCGCAGCCGAAGTACAAGTTTGACTTCTGACCAGCGACCATCTTGTTTGAACCAAGGCCTGGGGCGTGGAACAACTTGATACCTTCAAACATCAGCTCTTGATTGTTGAACCAAGTGGAACCTTTTGAGTCCACACCCGCAGCACCCAAGCCAGAAGCACCGAATCCGCCCAATGCACGGACGTAGGCCTTCATTACGTTGGTTGGGATGTAGATGTGCAAGTCCTCCTTTGCAAACAATGCGGCAGGGATAGCGTCTACTACCTTGCCCAACTCGGTGATGACGTTGGCTGCCGTTACGCCACCAGTTGCAGCAGTTACGTCAATGACAGTTGTGTCGGCAGCAAGCAATGCTTGGAAGCCGTTGAACTCACCTGCGTTGGCAGTTGCTCCAGTCCAGATCTTCTGCTCTACCCACTCGGCTACTTTAGCAGAGTTGTAGGCGATGAAGTAGTCAACGAAGTTCTTTGGCAATACGTCAAAAGCGGAGTAGCCCATTTGGATGGCTTCCCAATCGCTCTCGAAGTCGCTCTTGCACAACTCCAAGTTAACCTGCAAGAACTCGGGCTGCAAGATGCGCTCGGTCAAGGTCAAAGTGGAAGTGTCGGTGAAGTCGCAGGTCTGGTCTTTTACGATACCATCCAGCTCTACACGCTTGATTACTTCTTTGAATTTGATGTTCGGCTTAACGGTCAAGCCGCCTTTGGCGATTGTGTCGCCACTCAACAGGGCAGCAGAGATGTACTGGCCTGCAAATTGACCAGTATAAGTGGTCGTAATGCTCGTGCTTGTGGGCATTTTATTGGGGTTTGTTTAGTTGAATAATTTGTTGAACACTCGGTCTGCGGTAGTCGCAGTACGCTTCGCACCGATTTGGAATTTCAGTTCGGGTTTAACCTCGACAGGGGCAGCCACGATGGGCTTCTCTGCGGCCATAACCACCTCTTTCACTTCCTCCTCTTTCTCGACTTCCACGGACATTTCTTCTTTCTTGCCCATTTCTGCCTTCATCATTTCAACCTCTTCTTTCAGAGATTGAATCATAGCCATCACCTCGGAGATGTTTGGTTCAGCAGCGGCCTCGACCTCGATGGTCACTTCCTGCTCTGCTTCCTCTGCCTTCTCTTTGATTTCGGCAATCACGCCTTCTTCCGTAACGACCAAGATGCGACCGTCCTCCATTTGGTATTCACCAACAGGGACTGCCACCTTCTCGCCTTCGCTTCCGATTAGGAAGATGTTTTGACCTGCCTCAAGAACCTCGGCTTCCACCATTGTTCCATCAGCCAATTTTGCGCTCGCAAGGGCAACCGCTTCGGGTTGCAAGGCGAACTCAATTTTTTTGAAGATGTCATTCAAATTCATACTATAATAATTAGAGATTAGGGGTTTTGGGTATTTTTGCCTCCAATGAATCCGATGCCTTGCGCCCACTGGTCATTCGGGTCACAACACTTTCGGGAGTAGGTTTCGTCTTTGCACAGACATCCACGCCTTGAGTTGGGTGGTACTGGTGGTTTAGGATTGTTTTTCATTTTCCTTGATTTTAGATTCTGCCCAACGCTTCGCAGCCAGTCCACCCCAAAGGAGATAGGAGATGGTACCGCAAGCGGATGAGTCGCTCTCATCGTAGTATTCCTCGGCTCTTGATAAATAAGAGAACATCCGCTTCACGGTGTCAAAGGACACGGGCTTTCCGTCTGCGAGTTGCTGCGCTCGTATCTTGCCTACTGGAGTGGCGCACTTGTTTCCGCCCTTCTCGTTCAACTCAATACCACGCTTGGCGTTGTTGCGGACTGCCTCGGGGTAGTCAGAATATGATTCCAAAACTACCCGTTGGCCTCCCTTTACCCGCTTGTCTTTTTTGAGGATTCCCTTGACCGCTCCCAGAACGTACAGTTCAACGAGGTGTTCCGCCTCTTGCTCCTCGATCTCGGCCATTGAACTCATCGCCACTTCCAACGATGGCTTATGTGCGAACCATCCCTCAATGGAGTAGCCCTTGTACTTGCCCGCCTTGACGTCCTCCCACACCTTGTCGTTGTCAACCTTGCGGGTCTGCATCCAAGTACCGATGGGGTAGTTCATTCCGTACTTGCGGCTCTTGTCGTGTACCTCGTCTTCAATAATCCATTGCTCAATCGTTGTCACCCCACTCACCTGTTGCGAATGCTCCGTGGTCGTAGACGCTTGGAGACCTTTCTTGAGGAACAGTTCAGCCGACTGGCGGATGGTTTTGTCCGTAAAGAAGACATAGTACTCCTCCCCTGTCTTATCGTCCTTGCGGTAGATGGGCTTGTTTGGTATTAATACAGGGCCGATGATGATTCGCTTCTCCTCGTTTTGGATAGCGAAGGACACCTGTTGTGCGGAGAGGGCTACAAACTCCTCCTCGATTGCTGGGTTCTCCACTACCGAGATAGCGTTCACGCCCATAAACTGCTCATTTTCAAGCACTAATTCGTAATACTTCATCCTCCGAAATTTGAGCTGGTACGGATTCTGCGCTCCAGCATATTGTTATTGTTCATTTGTTGATTCACGACATACGCCTGCATAGGGCGGTCAAAGATACCCGAGAGTGGATTCTGCCCGATTCCCGTGAAGGAAATGTTCGGAGTGAAACCTCCTCCGCCTCCTGTTGCTCCCGCTGAAGGTACTGGAGCAATAGGGTCTGCCGTGGTTTTGTTCGGCTCAAATTTAGAACGAGCGATGGTTGCGATTTGTGCCGCTCCCGTTACTGCCGCAATACCCGCCTGTACAAATCCAGCGGGGCCAGGAGTTGTAAGTTGATTCATAATTGCTGCTGCCGTGTTTGCTACTGCTTCACCAAGACGTAGGGCTTTGGTGATTCCAAACACCTTTCGTGCGTTCTTCTCGTCCCCTTTGGAGAACGATTCCGCCAACTGTGCCAAAGCACCAAACGCCTGCCCTGCTAACTCCAGCTTCTTTGCGTTGTTAGCCATCTGGCGTTGACGGTCAATCTTGTCGTACTTTTCATTGACCTCTCGCTCGGCCTCTCGCTCGGCTGCTGTGATTTCTCCTGCCTTGTAGATTGTGGCTTCTCCCGATGCGATCAAAGCATCAAGGGCTGCCTTTGCATCAATCTTGATTTGTGCGAGTTCCTTCTCCCGCTCCGACTGTCCTACCCCTCGCAGTTTGTTTATTCCATTCTGGAACTCCTCAAGGGATTTGACTTGTGCTGCCCTGCGTTGATTCAAGGAGTCAATCAGTTCCTTGTCACCTTGCATTATGAACTTGAGGTAGTCCTCTTCCTTCTTTTGGGCATCGGCTCTTACTTTGTCAACCTCCGCAAGGCGGGTCTTCTCCTCATTTCGTAGGGAGTTGAGTTCGCTCTGTAACTTTTTCTGCCTGCGGATTGAATCGGCCTCCAAGTCCAGAACCCGTGCCTGCGCTTCTGCGATTGCTACAAGTTGCTCCTCTGTTACTTCAGAGATAGCCGCTTGGTCTTTTAATGCTTTCGCCTTTAGACGTGCTGCCTTGAGTTCTTTACTGGCTACTTCCTCCTCTAATTTAGAAGCACGTTGAACTGCGGCAATCCGCTCCTCTGTGGACTTGGTTGCGTCATCGGCAATGAATCGTGCCTCAATGATTTGCTTGTTGGCCTTTGCACGAAGAACAAGCAACTCACGCTCTGCGTCTTCAACATCGTTTAGGATGTTACCAATTCTTGCTCCCTCGGCTGCGGCTGCTGCGGCATCCTTTCCGAACTTTACCAATGCCTCACCTGCGGCTCCAATCTTTCCCGTGACGTTCTCAACGCCAAGACCGACCTTTCCAACCGCATCTACTGCAACCTTTCCCGCCTCTTTGAACTTACCGTCCAGCACCAAACTGATGGCCTTACCAAGCGAAGGAATAAACTCAAGAAGCCCTTGTATGCGGTTCGTGAGGTTTGTCTTTAGTGCATTACCAAAATCCTCGAGTGCCTTCTTTGGATTCTCAAATACGGAAACAATCTTCTCTCCGAGGTGAATCACCACGTCCGTCAACTTGCCAATGACCGCACCCATCGCAGTCATTATGACGTTCAGCTTGTCACCACCTCGTTCGGTCTGGGTGAAGTAGGCAGCGAGCGAACCAACCACGGCAACCAGCGCACCAATACCCGTTGCAATGATTGCCCCCTTAAGGGTCTTCATCGAGCCGACCGCAGTTTGGACTCCTTTGTAGAGTCCCTTCATTGCACTCACTCCACCCTTCGTGAATTTGTCAAGGGATTCGGTTCCTGCTTCTACCGCCTCGTTTAGGTTGTCCGTGTTCTTGTTGGTCTCCTTTAACGCCTTGTTCAGCTCGTCAACGGCAAGGACGGCTTCGCCATTCTCTACTTTTAGTTTTATAACCTTTTCCGTTGCCATATACGTTTGATTTGAACCCGTGCTTGGGCGATGCTGCTTATGAGGTGATACTTCCCTTTGGCCATTTCCACTTCCTCGGACAGGCCGAGGTTGGGTTGCTTGAGGGCTTCTACTATAAAACCGAGGTCAATCATATCTGTTGTACTTCCATTCTCACTTCCCATACGCTGCTTGAGTTTGTAGTTTTTAATGATTGACAAAGCACCCCGACCACTCGGTCGTTGACCACGAGCATCTCTACCTTAAATCTGTGGTCTGCTGCTATCTCTCTAATCTCGGTCACAACGTCAACGGCTGCGCCTCGTTCAACCGCATAGTAATGCGAGGTGGTATACGTTCCGTTGCCTGTTTCGTTTACGATTCCAGAGAGTTGGAATATACGCTTATCACCTTCCTTGAAATCAAATGGGCTGCGTGAATAGTCCACCTTAAATACCCCCGCCTCGCTGCTTACGCCCTCTTCCGTCAGCTCGCAATCCAATAGGTACACGAGGTTTGGTTGTGTGCTGGTCGGTTGCTCTGGTTCAAGGGAAAGAAGAGCAGTAGAGCGGATTCCTTCAAGGTCATCACTCAACGCCAGTACCCGAGAGGTACGCCAGTAGCACGAGTTGTTTGCTGCGTTCCATTTGTAGCCGTAATACTCGCAGCACCCCTGCGTGGTAAGACCCGCCACGATGCCGTTGTAGTTCATTGCCGTTGGCGTCTGGGTACAGATGACTCCGTTTGCAAATGACGCACGGAACAGTTCAATCGTTCCCGTCCGCTTCTCGGGGTCGTATCCTGTCAGCTTGTTGATACGCCAGTATTCCTGCTCCAGATAGATTTGATTGTTGAGGTCAAGGTTGTACACCTCCGCTGGTTCAAGCACCACTTGTACCGTCAACAAGACCGCATCCGATGCGTAAATTTCGGTGAGGTAGGTAGACCAGAACTCCGTGAACAAGTTGTACGGAGGTGGCACCACGTTGTCCAAGACCGCCTGCCCGTATGTGAGGGTGATGTCCTTTGTGTAGCCGATTGTATAAACTCCGAATTTAGGATAGGTATACAGGGTGTTGATGGCGGGTGTCGCTTGGTCAATCGTGTAGTATTTGGAACATTGCTGCACTCCGTGGTACCACATCAAGCGGGGCTGACTTTCAATCGCCTTTCCTTCGAGGTCAAACAACTGCAATATCTCCAGATTGGTGGCGTTGTTCAAGCGGTTGTACAGGGACGATACAAAGGGAACCTCTACCGTGAAGTCACCTTGTGCGAACTCGTTTGCGGTATCGGCTATCTTGAGGGAGCCGTGCGGGTAGCCAAAGGAGTTCTGGAATGCCTGCTCAATGATTGCTCCTCCCTCTTGGAAGTTGAAGTTGATTGCCCGCCCTTGAAGTTCGGTGGTGGGTTGGATGCTGATTGGTTGGCTGATGTCCACCTTGTACGTCCAGTCCTTGACCGCTCCCGCTGCAATCCACGATTGGTAATCGTAAATGTTGAGGGTATTGGGCGTATCTCGATCGGGGACGATGACAAGATTGAACAGTTTTGCGAAGCCCGCAACGAAGTCACGTTGCTTGATTTTGGGCATCAAATCGGCCATTACCGCAGTTAGCCCTACTGGAGAAGCAGGAGCCGAGATGCACGTCCAAGTATACTCACGGATATTTTTGGTACCTACCACTCCATATGCTCCAGCGTGAGCTGCATACAATTCAACCGTATCACTTGCGGTTAGGTTGACGGTGAAGTTTAGAGAGAATGCAGTATTGGCTGATACGAAGTAAGCATTTCCGTAATTACCATTGATAGTAGTGATGACCATCAACGAGTAGTTACTGTCTAAATCTCCCGAGAAATTGAACTGATATGCGCCTGTTGCCGTTGCCGTGTAGGTATTGGAGGCGAAGTTGTTTCCGTTATCGTAGACCTCCGTGGTGAAAGGTACCTGTGTAGAAGTAGATGCATTTGCGTTGGGGATGTCAAGGTCTACCCCCGTCACTTGGAACAAGCGGGAGTTGATGGCTGCTTCATTTGAGACAAGGGTGTCCTTTGTCCACAAGAGCATATGAAGGTCGGGGAGGTACTCCGAGTCCCAAAAACCAGTTGAGTTGATGGAGTAGCCAGCGGAATCAAATATCTTTTCAATCAGATACTTGACCTTGATGTGCGGATAGAAGTTGGTTTCTGCGAGCGGTTTGGTGATGCTCTGGGGAGCAAAGACGGAATCCGTAGCAAACCCCTTTCCATCCACCATACCGTAGGTGATAGCCCCTCCGATCGGGGTTGTCCACGAGTCGTAGATGTTTGTCCAGTTAAACGTGTGGTTCAGTGCATCCAATCCCAACTCGCTCAACTCCTTCTCTCCAAGGGAGCGGGCAATGCCGCCTACCTCTCCTGCCACGAGTACCTCGTACCCTTTGATGAAGCCGTCCTGTATCGTTACATTGAGGAGTTGGATGTAGCCGTCCAACAAAGAAACCCCGTCCGAGAACAGGGTCACTTGTTGCTTTGCGTAGGCGTTGTACCCGCCCTGCACATTCACATCGTAGTAATGCTTGAAGAACGCATTGTTGGCGTCTGTTGCTGGGAGGTTGAAGTTCTGCGTAATAGGCGAGAAGATGACCGCAGGGTCACGCAAGTCCGCCACGTTGTAGTCCAACGAGATGCTCTCGTCTCCGTAGGTGTCAAGGTACCCCGTGGTGGTTTGAATCTTTAGAGCCATAATTTGTTCTTGACTGGGTTGGCGTACTGGAGGGTGAAGGTGTACTGCACCAAGTTATCGTTCACCGAGGTCTTGTAGGTGACCTGCGTATCCGTCAAAATTACGCCCAAGTCCTGCTCTACCAACTGCAAGGTGGACGATAGCATCATTTGCTTGACCGCCTCGTTCATCTGCTCGGGGATGAATCCAGTATTCACCACCAACTGTTCCTGTCCTTGCGTGTTGAAGTATTGCTTGGATGCTGCGTAGGAGGGTATTGAGGCGGTTCCTGCCGAACGAGTGATGACATTTGAAGTGTAGGTATCTCGCTCAATAGATATGCTCTCTACGCTCTTCTTTTGGACAAGCAAATAATCCCAAGCCCCGTACCTATTTTGGAAGGCAATCGTTAGCGGGGTGTATCGTGGTTCGCATTGAACCTCGAATCGGTAGGTGCGTTGTACTGCCGTGTTGAGCAAGAACTCAACCGTGTAGAATTGCAGGTTCGTGACTGATGACGGCTTGGTGGTGATTGCGGAGGAGTTGAGGTTGCTGATTCCCACGGGTACATACCACATCCAGTTCTGCGAGTTGTTGCCTCCTGTGATGGACAAGGTAGAAAAGAGCAAGGTGGCAGAGGTGCCGTTGGAGTACGTCACCCGCATACGATCGGGTGGGTTGGTATCTCCCAGCATTATCCCCATGGTCATCTCTTGGTTTGACCAAATAGGGATGCTTACAGGGGATTGGGGCATAGAGGTCAAGTAACCTCCCGTGCTTGTAGCCAAGTTTAGATTCAACCCCTCACTCACCTCGCTGAATCCATCGTATGCACGGATGCTGCTTGAGGTAGCAACAACCGCACCGACTCCTCCACCATTGGTGAACTCACGGAACTTGACCTGCACGTTCACGACCGAGCCAACTGTATTCTGTGCGGTGCCGTCATCGTGAACAATGGTGGTGGCAGAAAGGTACTGGTCTACCACGTTACGGATGTCCAAGTACCCGTACCTTCCCGACACGGGATCGGGGCGCATCTTGAAGCGGTACACATAACTTGCAGGGACGGAGGCAATGGAACCCGTCCAAACAAATACGTCTGCGATGTATGCGAAGCCAGCCGAGGCGTAGGCGGTAGAGTCCAATCCGTACACCATAGGTGAACTTCCAAAGGCGTAGGAGGGAGGTTGTTGTACGATGGTGATGGCCATTACTTATATTTTTTGTTCAATTCGTTTATGGTAAATTCAAGGAACTGCATCACGTCCAGTTCGTATGCTTGGCGCAAATCCTCGGGGAGTTTCTCGTAGCCCAACTGAAAGGGGCGTGAGTAGAAGTTGGTGGGGTCGATTCCTTTGTTCTTGATTTTGAGCATCACCATACTGGCGGTCTGGGAATAGGACAAGAACTTCTTGGTCTTCGTGTCTTTGAATTGAATCTTGCGCCTTGCTACCCACGCATATATTGGCCCGAATGGGGGCATCTTTCCTTTCTTCCTTCCCTTGTCTACCCACTCACCGTACTCCGCCATCAAGAAGTCAAACTCAATAGAGCGGGGGTTCACCTTCGTTTCGTAATCGAGCGAATTGTATAGGTTCTTGGTGACGTTCTTCTTTTGCTTGGTGAGGTTTGCCCGAGATTGCTGCACGAGGTACTTGCCAAATTTGTCAAGGGCAAACTTGGTATTCTCGGCCTTCTTTAAGTCGGGCTTGCCAGAAGCCATCAGCAGATGATTGTCGGATTCGGGGTCATAATCTGAAGCGTGAACTTCCACCCGCAAAGGGTGTTCTCGTAGTCCTCGTCAATCGGCTCGCACACGGGGTCATTCACCAACTCAAATCCATCGGAGTACAAAGCACCCCTGCGTAGTGATGCAATCATTTGTTGCGCTGAAAAGAGCGCACGGTGGTAGATGTCCTGCTTGATGGCTACCCCTTGAAAGGAGTACGGGTCTACGTTCGGGTCTTGCTTCGAGTAGTCCACCACATCCATCACCAACAGGTCAACCTCGTAGGTAACCGTCCGTTCGTTGACGGTAGCGTTCCCAACCAAGATATGGCAAAGCGGGAAGAGGGTCATCTTCCGCATATCAACGTCAAAGATGTTGCCCCAAGTCGTAGTGGTGATATAATCAGCCGAGGTTGCTGCCGATTGCAACGCCTCGCAGAGTTGATAGTAGCCGTATTTCATAACTATAAAACCCCCTATCGGCTTTGTTGTCGCATCAAGGTCTGGTCGACTCTTGCTTTGTCAATCTCGTAAGCCAACCAAGTAAGGCATTGGTTCAGCGGGAGATTCGTGATGGCTTCAGCATTGAGTACATTTCCGCCAGCAAGCTGATGGACGACTGCAAACCATCCCCATTTTTTCCCGAATTGACTTTTAATGTCCGCAGCTCTTTGGTCGCTGGGTTCGGACTCGAAGACAGTAGGGTACCTATCTGTAATGATAGTTGCAAACGAGTAAAAAAAAGTCGACATCCCTCCACGATGTCCATCGTTACATTCTCGAATGCTGCTCCATCGTGCTTCGCTGGGTTGTATGCCTCGATCTCGTAGCGGCCTGCGGCCTTCTGCGTGATGGGTCGGTATAACACCCCAAGCCATTTGGTGGCGTTCTTTATGGAGTCCTTCATATACTCCTGTGCGTCAATGAACTCACCCGTAGTGATGTCCTCCAAGTTTGGATGAAAGCCGTATTCAACGTCCCCGATTTTGATGATGCGCTTGAGGTCGGGCTTCTCGTTCAAGGTGAACTGCACAAGCGTTTCAATCTCCTCCAGTTGCGCTTTCGGGAATAACGGGTACTCCTCCGCATCGATTCCGCAGAAGATAGACAGAGCCAGAGGGCTGAAGGTCTCGTCCGTGGGGTTTGCCCCCATAAACCGCTGGTAATCTTTTAGAGTGATGTCAGCGAGTTCGGTTGGGATGATTATTTTACGAAGCATTCCTGTCGGGTGTTGTTGATATTCTCGATGTCAAAGAACTGCACATCGTGGTACAGGTTCTCGGCCAGCTCTTGGGCTTTCTCTTTTGTAACGGACGCAAGGGCTTCCCTCCAGTCCGATGGTGTGCGGCAGAGGATTGAGTTGCTCTCGTTCAAGAGAGGCGTGTACGGGTGCATCTTTTGTGCGATTATGCACGTCTTGGTGAATCCTGCCTCCAACGCTTTGAGGTTGGACTTGCATCGGTTGAACTCCGTTGGGGCGAGTGGTGCGATAGACACGTCCACCTGTCTGTAAAGCTCCCCGTAATTCTCGTAGTTCTTTTTGTCGAATGCCTGCCGTGTACCAATCGCCTGTTGGTAGTATTCGATGGAATAGGAGTTGTGAGCAGATAGGTCGATCTCATTCCACTTGAGGTCGTAGTCGTGATGCAAGGCACCAAGGTATCCGATGCTCAACTCCTCCGTGACCTTGTCCGTTTTCCATTGCTCCCGTCTTGGGTCAATGCCGTTGGGCAGAATGTAGATGGGGACGTATGGATTTATCTTTTGAATCTTCTCTGCCAGATACTCGTTCGTGGTATGAATCTCGTCCGCAATCTTGAGCGAATTCAGAATCTGCGTTCCCTTTGCGAGTGACTTGTTGACGTGGTCGGTGGGCAGGTTCCACCAATCGTCCAAGTCAACGATGAACTTGATGTCGTACTTACGGAGCAAGGCCTTGAACTTGTTGTGGTCTTTGGTAGCCAGACCCCTGTTGACCACGAGGTGCGTGATATGCCCCTTCAGTTGGTCGAGGTCGGCTATCGTGCCGAACTTAACTGCAAACCCACGCATTAACAAATCCTCGTAAGGGACTTGGAGTCGGTGGTAGTAAACTCCGTTTGGTTGTCCTACAACTAAAATCATCTCAAAGTATATCTGCCAAAGTTAGGGTTTGCCTTCTTGTTGAACACCGCATATCTCGCAGCGTCAATGGCGTGGTCGAATGCATTAATCGGCTTATTGAGTAGGTTCCCATTCTTGTCCTCTACCCACTTGTAGTTCTGCAATTCTTTGACTAGGTTCTTGCTTCGTGGCGTTACCACTAACTTGAACCGCTTCAACTGGTCAATGCCTGCCATCACGCTATCCGCCCCCTTCAAGGTGGGCTTCACGTTCCAGCCGAACTTGTGCAGCTCATCAATAGATTTGGGTTCTGCACTGTCCGCAAAGATTTCGGCACGCCTATCCAGCCCAAGCGAGGCAAGGGTGTTGTGAATGTCTCGGTTGGTCATTCCCGTCTGGTATATGAACTCATCCAGGTAAAGTGATGAGCCGTGTTCGTACACACCCACCAATGTGCTGGGATCGTTTGTGTAACCGAAATCCATTCCATATGCCAATAGTTTTGCGTCTGTGGGCACCTCCCCCGTGGTGAATGAAAAAATAGCAGCACGGTTGCTTCCCCGCTCTCCCAATCCGTACACCCGCCAGTAGTCCTCATCCGTATCCCGCAGGCGTTCAATCTCCTCCACGATGATGGGATCTAGGAAGGGATTGTCCAGGTAGGTGGTTTGGTAGAAATCGCAATCGTCCCGTGGGATTACCTTGTCGTATATCCAATGGAACGTATCCGAAGGGTTGTAGTCCAATATGATCTTCCCGTCTGTACGAAAAACGAGTTGCTGCCATGACTCGTAGAATAGTTCGTTGGCTTCGTTTATGAATAGCATGTTGCGCTTTCGCCCCCGTATCTTCTGCGGTTCGTCCATCGAGATGAATTCAATCATGTTGCCATTCAGATGGTACTCGTGGCTGCTCATGTTGTGGTTCTCCTCACGATACAGATCGTGTTCCCGCAGGATCTCAATGAAGTCACGCATCACGGACGCACGCAGGGACGGAAAGGTCTTACGGCAGATGGTCACCACCTTGCCCGTGTTGGTAGCGCAATAATGAAAAATAACCCAGAGCAGGATATTGTACGTCTTCCCGCTCCGAGTGCCTCCCTGCTCTACTGTGATTCGCTTGTCGCTCCGCAGTAGGTGGGCAAATACCTTATTCGTTCGTATCTCCGACAATGGTAACCTTGAAGGATTTATCTGCGTGGTGTTCTATCTCCTGCCGCTCTACATAGCCACGGCTCTTGCCCTTTGTCTTGAGGTAGAAGATGGTGGAGGTGGGGTTGCCCTCTTTGATTTGCTTGTGCAATGACGATTCAGCGAAGTCGATTGCAAGGTCATCAATGGCTTTGACCTCCGCACGATATTCGGGGTCATCATTCATCCATAGGTAATGGGTAGCCCGACCAATGCCGACAATCCTGACCGCATTAGACACGATACCAAGCGACTGTTCAAGTGCTTGTATCATTGCCTTTTTCTGTTGTTTAGTTTTGTCCAGCATCAGTATTCGTTTTCAAGCGAAATTGAGTTGGCTTGCAGGATGTTGCGGAATACGGACTGCGCTTGTTTCCAAAGAATCAGCTCGTACTCGTGCTTGGATTCTTGAACCATAGAGTGAAGGAACAGTTCGGTTTCCCAGATAGAGTTCCAAGCGTCCTCCGAGCGTACCGCTCTCTTGAAGACCGCCTCCTGTTCTTGGGTCTCCACCTTATAGGTCAAAGTTGCTTTCATTTTAAGAAGTTGTAATATGAAATGCTTTCGTTTATTGTTTGGATGTTGCTCGCTTTTTGGGCTGCTTCCATAGCAAAGATACCATCTGCCTCGTATACGTTGGTGAATTTCAGTTGCTTGGCGATTTTGTATTTCACCATAAAGGAAGCCATATCAATGTTCCCAATCTTTGGCTGGGCTGTTGCTCGGAGTCGGAGTGAACCGTCCTTGTTCTCCTGTCCCCAAGTCACCATATCTGCGGTGCTTCCTTTGACGTGTTCGTGCCAGTTGGGATGGATTAGGTTGTCATCATCTAAAAAGAGGATGTAATCGTCTGGCTTGGCTTTTAGGCGGGAGAGCATTTCGTTCCTTATAGGGTGACCCCAATGTCCCGTAAATTCAGAGGTATACCATTTGCCTCTTGATTCCACGCCTGTTGATTTATCAAAGGCCACCTTCCAGCTGCACCTTGGCGGAATGCTGGGGGCAATCATCACAAGGTTCATCGGACGAGAGCAGGGAGTGAGGATGTGTATCATTTGAGGCGGATGTAGTTCACGCACTCGTTGAAGGCATCATCGTTCATCTCCTCGCTTTGGAACTCCAAAAAGAAGTCCTTGCCCTTTCTGCGATATACCTCGTAATGGTGCAGCATAATGCCCGCCATTGAGACATTGATACGCATTATGTAGTACGACCCGATGACGGTATCAAGGGAGAATCCGTGATAGGTACTGTAGGTGGATTTCATATAGGTACTCTTTTGAAAGTTTAGTGCCAAAGTCGGCTTCGTGGTGGCAGGGACGGCATACCGCCATGAGATTCTCTATTGTGTCACGGCTCTTGCTCCCTCCCATTCCTCGTGGTTGGATGTGGTGGATGTCCACGGCACGGCCTCCACACACCTCGCAAGGCACGAACTCCACGGGAGAAAGCCCTGTGGCATCAAAGTATACCTTCTTGTGTTTTACCATAACGCTCACCTAAATAAACCGCTCCGAGGACTTTTGTGATAGCAAAGTCAGTTGCCGCCTGTAAGTCGTAGCGGGATTTGATTTGATTGATGCACTCCTCATCCGTAACTACCGAGCGGTACTGCTCCCATCGGGAGGATGCCCAGACCTTTTTCGTATGCTTCTTTTTGCTCTTGGTGTACGACACCTCCAAGTCAAGCATCCAAATCGCATTACTCATTTTCAGCTCTTGCTATCTCCGATGCCTTGTCCTCGTACCATTGTGCCTTGAGGATGTCCTGTTCAATCGGGTTGTTGGGTTTGCGGCCTGCTCGCATTCGGTATTTGAAGGCGTTGATTTCGCAATAGGCGATGAAGGCAGCTGGACCCCAAATGTCCAGCATCATCTCCCAAACCTCCTTATTGTTCTGCTTGTAGTGATTGGGGCGTACTTCGCTCATTTCTCTTTGCTATTAAAGTATTTATTCAACAGCTCTACCAATTCATACGCATCTTCACCTGTTGTAAATCCTATCTTCTCACCATCTACGAACACATCGTATCCAGTAGTGTAACAACATCCATCAGAACAGGTGTGGGAATATGATTCAAGTTCTATTTTCATTCTTTGTTGCTTTCATAAATTGAATAAAAAATATCAACATACTTCTTGTCTTGGTCCATTATCATTGACCATATCATTCCAAGTTCAAATCCAATATTAATATCATCCTTCTTTTGTTGACATAGGTCGTAAATCATTTCTTGCAGCGTTTGGAGGAACTGCGACTGCTCTTGAATCTTTCCGTAGTCCTCGTCTGATACAATCCAGTTTTTCATTTCTCGTTGGTTTTGTATTCTTTATCAAAAGAATCTGCAATCTGACGGGTGGTCAAATCTCCATACTTAAAAGCAAAGTCAACCATCTGCTCCTTCTCCATTTGTTTGGCTTGTTGCCATTCTTCTATGGTGATTGCACGAGATTTGTCTATCTCCATCAACCATTCAATACTGCTCTGTTTCATTTCTCGTTTGTTTTAAAGGTTTCGTTGTAATCATCAAATACTTCATCCGTGAACTCACGCTCGCAGCACCACTTAAAGCCATTGGAGAAAGATTTTTTCATTATCTCTTGCTCTTTCTCAATCATTTGTTTACGAATAGTAAACCAAGTGAACTTATCCTTGGGCGTGTCCCAAAGCAACTGGAACAATTCTTCAACTGGCGTCATTCTTGAAATAATTTCTAATTGTAATATCAATCTCGTTCAACCTCTGTTCCGCTGATAGGCCGCTATTCTCCGAGTCAATTATTTGACCGACTTCATCAAGCAGATGATACAGAGCAATCAGTTCTTGAATGTGTGTTTTCATATCTTGCTTGTAAGGTTTGAATTGATTTTGTGGATACGAAACATCATTCGATTGGTCTCAAGTCATAAGCAATACATAGCAAACCAACAAATGTTATATCTGAAATTACTAAAGGAGTTTGCAATCTCAATACTATTGTATCAACACTCGGAAACTCATTATTGTGAGTGTCTAAATATTCTTTAAGATATTCCTTCGCTTTTTTTGGTTTCATACTATTTTTTTAAAAGTTATAATTTACCCGTTTGGCAAACCCTGTCTACATTTTGCCGAACGTACATTAACAATGATAAAGAGCCATCAACTCTTGCATTGGTGTTTTCATTCTATATTCAAATTATGAAGGTGCAAAAGGTTACGGATGTCCTCACGAACTTGATCGTAGCAACTGTACTCGCATTCGTTCAGAACCCCGTGCTTCATCTTTCCACGAAGGTCTTGGTCAAGTTTCCAGAGAACGTGCTTGTACATCCCTCCGTTGACGGCATCGCTGAACTCTTGCTCGTCATCGGGCAGGTTAAATTCAAGAATTGATTTCATATCCGAGTAGGTAATTCTGGCCAGTAGTAATTGCATCCGTCATCTTTGAAAGGAACTTCAACAAACATTGATTGATAGGTTCCCATTATGGCCGTGAATCGGTAGCATTGGAGTTTGAGTGGGCATCCCTCTCCTGTGCATTTGGTGATGTCAGTCATTTTGTAAGGATTAAAGTTGACCGATGATAGTGTAGGAGTCAAGCTCGGGGTTGTCATTTCCGAGGAAGAACTCCTTGTACAGTTCAATCGCCTCGTGCGCTTTGCGCTCACCTTCCGCCACAAACTCGGGAGAGACCGTGTAGATTCCAATATCAAGGGACGCCTTGTCAATGGCGATGAAGATGAACTTGTCAATCGGCACTCCAAAGAGGCGGGTGTAGATGAACGCCTGTAAGTCGTACCCGTACTTCTTGGCGGAATAGGGAAACGCACGCAGGTCGGTAGTGGTCTTGAGGTCGGCTATAAACCCGCTCGTGTAAATGTCCGCCTTCGCTCGGAAGGGCAGACCCTCAATCATCCCTACTTGGGGAACTTCGTACTCGCAGTCATTCACATAGTCCATCACCTGCTCGTTGCGCAGTAGTGCGTTGGCGATTCTCTCCGCTTCGCTGAACTCCTTTGCCGTGATGATTTTCGCTCCTGTCTTTTTCGCCTCCTGCCACGTCTTGGTGTTCTTGCTTTGCACGTCAATCACCTCGTAGTCCTTCACGAGATCGGGTTGCAGTACCATCAAGTGAACCAGTCGACCAACGGAGAAGGCATCGGAATCCTCCTGCCCGTATTTTGTCACATAATGATATGTTTTTGGTGACTGGAGCAGGAGCTTTGCTGCGCTGCTTGACAAGGCCGCACGACCGAGGTGTCCGTAGTAGAACGAATCGTCCATCATCTTCTCCTTGAGGGTGACGGTGTCCCAGATGGAGCCGTCAAGTAGTTTGATTGTTTTCATAGTAATGGTATGCATCTTTTAGCGACTGCCTCAACCACATCAACTGTGACTGCATTGCCGCATTGTTTGTAGCGTTGTGTATTGCTCATTGGCTTGACTTCACCATCGTAGTTTCCGAATGCCGTGTGTTGATCAGGGAATCCCTGTAAGCGTTCGCATTCAATCGGTGTCAATCTTCGGATGCGGTATCCATCAAATAATCCTTGCGAGTGATGCTTGGGGTCAGTTAGTGTTGGAATAACATCACGAACCGATTGGTTGTAAAAGTCGAGACCTTTAACTTCTCCTTCAGTTAAGGTATTTTTTCTGACTAATTCGTTTGCTGCTTCATATTTGTAGTTTGGTTGCACTACCATATTGTCCTTTTGAACTGCGGTAAGTGTGTTTGTGGTTCCGTTTTGATTAGGTTCAAGTTGTTGGCTTGTTGTTCCGTCTTCGTTGTATCTACCTCGTTGGGCAATAATAATCGGCTCACCAACAAGAGTAGTACCTCCACTTCGGGGGTTGCTTTGATTCGATGCTTTCAGAGCAAGAGCTCTTGTGACTTCTTTTTGATATTGGGTTTCTTTATTATTGCCGTAAATACCAATACCAATCATCGGCTCAACTACTGCTTGGTTGCAACTTGTCTCAAGGGTCTGCGCTCGTTGTGACCCTACTCGTCCTCTCCGAGTTTCACTATTTGGATTTGAGAGATTGATGCTATCTCCGACTGTTGCTTCTTCGTATCCATTGGACGTAGCACTCTTGACCTTTACAATCAAATCACTCTTGCCTTGATTGAGAGCTGGAGCGTGACCATCAGCATCATACACTCGGTCTTGTTGGTAGGGTTGAGTTCCACCATTAGAATCAAACTTGGTTCCGATTTGCTTAACCTTTGGAAAGTTCTCCTTGATTTTCATTGGGTCAGCAAATGAATGTGCATTCAAGCAGGGAGCAATTCCATCATCTCCGTAAATCAAACCCTGCTGACCTCCTGTACCTCGGTCTCCAACTACTTTAATCCGTTGGACATTATCTTTTCCATTGCCCCCACCGATAGGAAAAACTCCTCTCCAACCTCGCTTGGGGGTTGTAGAATATCCGACAAGGTAAATCCGCTCTCTATTTTGGGGTAGAAACCACGATGTATTAAGCAGTTGCCATTCAAGTCGATAGCCCCCAATGTTGGCAAACTCTTGGATGATTGCCGCAAAGTCCTCGCCAGCGTTACTGCTGAATGTCCCTTTAACATTTTCCCAGATAAAAACTCTTGGTCGGCATTCCCCAATAAGTCGAATTGCTTCAAGGATAAGGCTGCTTCGTTCTCCTCCCATCCCCGCACGCTTTCCAGCAAGCGAGAAATCTTGGCAAGGACTTCCAAAGGTGATAAGGTCAATTCGTGGAAGGTCTCCTCCCCGAACATTAGTAACTGATCCGACATAAGTAGATTTTGGGAATTTGTGTTTGTAAACTGCGATGGCGTGTTTGTCAATCTCCGAGAAGAAAGAATTGATTTTGAATCCTGCTCGTTCAAAGCCGAGGTGGAATCCTCCGATACCAGAGAACAGGTCAAGGTGATTGATTTTTTTCATAGTTTGTTTTTTGCTCTGCGATCACGTTCCTTCTTGGCTCGGCAGAACTTGCAATCTGCCCGCTGATAGTACACAACCTCGTTTTTGTTGGTGCGTTTGCAATGAGTGAAATACTTTGCATCTACTACTTCCTTGCAATCCGTGCATTCACGGGTCACAAGTTCTTTGAATATGCGAGGTATCATAACTGCTTCTCTATTGCCTTGTACATCTCGTTCACATCGAACGGGAGGTTTGGTTCGTATGGGTGATGAACAAAGTCCACATCGTAGAACTTACCGTCTGGAGCATCGCAACTGTCAACGTCAACGTGCAGTTCGTATTGCAGCATATCGTCAACGGATTTGAATCCTGCCCAGTCAGCGAAGATTTCATTCCAAGTGCGAGGGCCTGCGTCATCTGGGGCGATACCGATTCTATCGGCATAGTCCATTAGAAAGTCACTTGACAACCGCATAACTGAACGTAAATGATTTGAGGAAGCATAACTACCACGAAGAAGGCAGCCGACAGGATGAGCATCCACGCCAAAGGGACGGTGATGTCAATGATGAGGTTTTGGAGTTTGTTCATCTTGATTGGTTTTAAGATGCAGTTGTTCGGATGCTGCTCCCCGTGTTTGTTTAGTTAAAAGCTGCGAATTGCTTCTTGGCTCTCTTGATTGCGGCTTCCCACTTTTCACGAGTTTGGTAGCTTGATGAACCACCGTACTCCTTGCGGCAATCTTGCTTGTCGTAACGTGTATGTGTCTCACCGTTGCTCAACTGAAATGTGTCGCAAGAGAAGTGAATGTAAGGAGCGCCATCGAAGTCAATGTTCTCCTTTGGGTCGGTGTTGATTGTGTAAGTTTCCATCGTGATTGGTTTTGCTTGTTGTTTGATGTGGTAAAATAACAACATAAAAACCAAACCACCAAATTTTATTTACATTTTTTTTCGCCATTGGGCGTAACATACTGAAATTCTTTGCTTTTCATCGGGGAACTCCGTGTTCATTACGTCATTTGATACGCATCTTTGAATGAATTTCTCTTGCGTTTCAGCGGGCTTGGGAACTGGAAGGGGCATAGTTTATTATTTTGAAGGTTGGTAAAAGCTCAAGGTCACTCAATTCAATCCTTGTAATTACATCAAGACGGCCATCTCTCTGGTACAACTTGAGGTACGCATCGTCCCTGTGGACGAACACCTCTTCAACTGTCATCTCAATCAGCTCCGCCAACTGCGATCGTGACACCATAACAAACCCACCAAGTGAAGCCATCTCAAAGGCAATGTACCCAGCGTGGCCGTAGAGCCATCCTGCGTGGCCTCTGACGTTCTTTAACTCAACCCAGACCTGTTCGTTCTGCTTCTGCCCTTTGACGTCAACAGAGGTCTCCCCTTGAGGTCTTGTTACCCAGTAGTCAATATGCAACTCAATGTCTTCTTGCCTGCTGCTCTTTCGGCAGCGGTAACCAAGTGCTTCACAGGCGAGAACAAAACTCTCCTCACCTTGCTTTCCTACCTCTCTGGACTGCGCCCAGCGAGCATCACTCACCATAGGTGTCGTATAAATTCTGGAGGTCACGAATCCACCCTGCCCATAATTTAGGGGAGCAGGTGCAAGGCACTACCATCTTGTGCTGAAAAGTCCGTGCGTGAATGCGGGCAATCTCCTCCCGCTCAATGGCGGTCAACTTGTGTTTGCCCAAGACGGTACCGAGGAACGTGTACTCCGACTGCTCCAAGCAATGCGGCTGCTTGATGGGGAATAATTTGTTCAGCTTCTCTTTGCGGGCATCGCAACCACAGTCAACCCCCGTAACCTCGGAGAACCATTCAACTGCTGCTTTAATCCCTGTTGCTTCCGTGATGCTTTCAATCACGTCTCCCGCCCCTTTGGGCTTTCTTCCACGCCTCGTAGTCGGCTTGGATGTTGGTTCTGATTTCATTTTTTGCTTGTTTTAATGTGTTGCGGATTGAGTCCCGAGAGATGCCGATAGAGCGGTTCATTTCGCTGATGCTCATCTCTTGGTTGATTTCTAAAATCATACGGTCGTACCATCGGATGACCTCCACTTGGTCTTTGACGGAGTTGAGGAGCTGCTCGTAGGCCACGTCCTCCTCATAGTTGTACTCGTTCTCGGGTTGGCGGAGCCATTCGTCCAACTCGTACATATCCCCGAAGTTCAGCTTGTGCAGGTTCTCCTTCTGCTTCTGGAGTTTGATGCAGAGGTTGATGCAAGAGCGGTACACAAAAAAAAAGTTCACCTCTCCGTTTTGGATAAAGTGAACCTTCCCTTCCTCGGCCAGTTGTAAAAGGCGGATGAATACCTCCTGCACCACGTCCTCGGCTACCTCCACGCCAACGTATCCCTTGGTGAAGTTTACCAAGACCTTACGCTTTTTGGCGTAGAACTGCGATATTAAATCATTTGCTTTAATCGCTCTAATTTTAGGCGTAAATGTAGCACTTCCTCCTGTAACATAACCACTTCAGTAGTTTTCTCCGCCAAACGCTGCTGCATCTGGGTGCGTTCTTTCACCAAAGTTTCCACGTCCAAGGTGTCAACGTACTGCTCCGAGTTGATGATTGACTGCGCCACTTGGTAGCACCTCCAGTATTCGGCATCCTTGCGGAACTCGAGGTTCATATAGTGAATGATTGTGGCGTGGGTTCTGCCCATTTGCTTCGCCAAGTCCACCAATTTGTACCGCTTTCGGAATGAATGCGTGAATGCCGTTCGTACTCGCACGTTTGCAAGAGTCCGTCTTCCGTCATCTTTGTGATCAACGAGTACGCAAAAATCTTTATAGTTCATATTTGGTTTGTAGTTCAAGTTCAAGTTGCAAGACCTTCTGTTCGAGTGCCTGCTTCTCGACCGACATCTGATAGAATTTCATTGATATTTCGTTGTGGAATTGGCGGTACTGTTCGATGGTTCGGGAGGCGTCAAAGACATTCGTGAAGTGTTGTATCTCGTTATGGCCGTGTGTCTCCAGAATCCATTGGGCAGTTGTGCCGAGGTCGATGACCTTCTGCTGGAGGAAGAACTCAAACGGCAACACAATTCAACAAGTTTTGTCCGTCAATAGTGAATCCGACATTGCCCATCATCGATGTCAGCACGATCGGGTTGTCGTATGGCGTGATGCGTCCTCCCGTCTCCGTCTCCTTGACCTTGCGAATGTGGATGTGCGTATGCTTCCAGTCGGTAGGGTGACCCGAGTACCTGTGAATCACGACTACACAGTCAGAGCGGTTGCCCCACTTTCCCCCGTGTTCAATGTCTGCGATGTTTACAGGCATCGGCAGGCGGGCGTACTCGTGCTTGTCGTGGTGTACTTTACGCATTGCCTCGGTAACTGGGTGGGTGGATAGAATCAAGGTGACTTTCTCCTTGTGGGAGAACACCCGAAAGGCACTTGCCACCTCGTAGTGGTACTCGTGCATCGAGGTCTTGCCCAAGACGCTTTGGTCGGTGCGGAGGGAGTTGTACGGGTCAATGAATCCTCCAGTATATGGCCACTCGTTCAGAACCTCGTTGAAGATATTTAGCAGCTCGAATGCTGATAGTATTTTATTCGGATTGATGAACTTGAAGTATTCGTCAATGAAGCAAAGGTCGGAGTGCATCCGTGCCTCTGGGATGAGGTTGATGGGCTTGGCGTGGAGGAACTCAATCAGCTTTCTTTGGATACTGTGAACCTCGTTCTCTGCCGTGTAGCAGAGCCACTTCTTCCCGTGGGTGATTGACTGCATCAGCATCAAGTAAAACATAGTATGCGTCTTGCCTACGTTGGCGTGACCCGTGCAGACGATGAACTCTCCCTCCTTGAATCGCAGGAACTCGTCTATCTTCTCGTTACCGATTCTCCCCATATCGAAGTAAGAACCTTTTTGTGCCCGTTCGAGATACGGGCTTGTGTCCATAATGGACATAATATCTGGATGCATAAGATTGGTTTTGTGCAAATAAACAAAATAAATTCCAGATGCGGGAATTTTTGCGGTCGGGGCTGGACTCGAACCAGCATTGCCAAAGCAACAGTTGTACTGCAACACCCGACCAAGGTGGGGAGGTGCATCACTACCCCCCCAGAGTCACCACCAAAACCAATCAGAAAGGTGACTCTTCTACTGCTTGGCGAATTGCCATATGCGCTTCTTGCTTTACCTCTTTCTTCTCCAGCCAAGCGTTGAAGCGTTCTGCGAGATCGAGGATGTTATCCGTAGGAATTGACTTGCCTGCTGCTGCGTGAGCTGCTGAAAGTTCAACCGCTGCCTTGAGGGCAACTTGACGGACGATAGATGCGGTACGTTCTGCATCATTAGCACGAGGTGCGCCTGTTGGTCGGTTCCAGTTACCACCTCCAGCACGCTCGACCTTAATCGTACCACGCTCGTTTATGGTGCAGTTGATGTCCTCGCCTACTTGATGCGGGGCATCTTGGCTTTTGCCGAACAGGGTTCCGCTTTGACCGTTGTCAAACTGGATTTGAAATTTGTAGAACGTGTTGCCGTCATTAGACACCCACGTTCCATTTGGGGAGATAGATACAATCTTCATTTTAGATTGGTTTTGTAACACCACTCGGAGGCGGGTGTTAGTGCCTTAATTCGTTGAGGAGGGTTTGCTTTAGCACTTCGTTTTCTGCTTCAAGGAACTCCATTCGGGAGGCCATTGCTTCTACTCGGTGCTGAAGGTACTCTACCATTTGTGCGGCCGCCTCTTGCGACCAGTTGGTGCGGGTTCCGTATTCCATCACATTGCAAGTATTACTTGGCAGTTGCCACGGACAAAACGGGTGAAGTCGATGTCTGACAGGTCGGCAGTCCACTTGGGGTTGTCGATTAGTTGGTCAAAGACCTCTTGATCGTATTCCATCTGGACGGTGACCCGTGTGCGGTCAGATACGAGGGCGTAGTGGTTGGGGAACATCTTGCTCAACGCAACCAGCTTTCTAACGTGTGCTTTCATTTAGATTGGCTTTACTTGTTTGATGTGACAAATTAACAACCTAAAGTTTGAATAAAAAAATCTATCTACACTTTTTTTCCAATTATTTTTAGAAGCCCTGTGTTTGCAGGCAGTTCAGAGTCCTTTTGAATTGTCAATTTGGTGAAGTATTTGCTCGTATCATCAACACAACCGCCCCAATATCGGAAAGCATCTGCCCCGAATTTGATTGCAATGATGCAGTTGTCGTTGTCGTATCGGTAGTTGTGGGTGAGATGGATCTCGTAGGAAGAGAGAACCACCTTCGGCAACTGCGAGAGCTGCATCAAAAGGTGGTTACGGATGAGGTCTCCCTCTTTCTTTCGTACTGCCCAATGGGCACCAGAATAGTATTTGTTTAGCGAGGGAACCTTGCCGAGTGTCAGTTCATACGAATGACTCTGTGAAGTTTCCGTGGAGGTCGTAGTGGGTGCCTTCGTTCCCATTAGACATTATTGCTCGCCATCTTGATGCTTCCTGTCTTTCGATACTTTCGCTCGTCTGCTGATACGCTTGCTGATCGTGGGTAGTCACAGAACCCGAAGTGATTGAGGAAGGCGTTTGTGTAATCGTTCTTGGCTTTGCCTTCTTCGACTTGTTGGTAGTAGTCACGTTTTCTACGGTCTTTTTTCATTCGGCAAACCTCTCTCAAAAAAAAATAAGAAAAAAGTTGCGTAATCCGAATTTTGGTTTATTTTACCAAAGTAAGTAGTATATAAGTAAGTTAGTTATATATAACTACTTAAGTAAGTAAGTAACTATTACTACTATAAACTTAACTTAAAGAAAATTAATAAAAGAAAATTAGAGACGTTTTAAGGGACTTTAATCTCCAAGTAAGGAAAACCCCTCACTTTGGAAAGAAAGTCCCGCAAATCGCTTCTAAATACCCTCTATCGTCTTTTTGCGCCCTCTATTGCGAATAGCATTGCAAGCAGGAAGCAACAGATGGAAATGAACACCCAAGTCCGAACAGGTCTTTCACTTGGTTTGATGGTGGTCTTCACCCACTTGGTCACTCGGATTGTATCTGGAAGGCAAATCGCTTTGAGTCGGATCGTGTCAAACTTGCGAATCAAACTCACTTGGATGTTGTCCTTTCGTACAACTACCGAATCAATCTCTTTGAGGATTAAGGTATCAAGCAACCGTCTTTCTTTGGTTACGATGACCGTGTCCCACTTCTGCTGCTCGACTCTTGCTCCCTTTTTTACCGCCTGCTTGAGGTGCCAGTTTGCCGAGCAACTACCCAGAGCAAGACTCGCAAGCAGGATTATCAATGCTGCAAACAGGGGGTGTGGGTATCTCTTCGAGTTCATTCAGCCAGTCGTTAAAATTTGACGTATTTGGTGACTCCATTCTTCTTGGTTGCTTTTAAGATTTCTTTCCTGTTCTTCTTGGCGAATGAAACGTGAACCCAGTCGGGCTGCTCCTTATCACCAAACTCCCAAATGAGCTGATCGAACTCCAGCTCTTTGATGAAGTTGAACAGGGCAGCGTTGTCCTCGCATTGCAGGTCAGCCGCTTCGCCTTTCATATGCTGACTGGAACGACTCCCCCCGATGGCTGCATTGACCCGAGGATTTCGGAACCCAGAGGTCACTCGGATGAGTCCAAGAGCATCTCGTGCTGGCTGAAGTACGTTCAAGGCCAACTCACGGAGTGCTTCCGTCTGGGTGGCGTTCGGTTCGTTGTGGATTCCTGTCTTGGTCACGCACAATTCTTTGAGAGTAAAGTCCTTTGTAAGTCGCATAGATTGTGTATTTTGGTGCTTTAAAGCCCCATTAGGTGCCTTTTTTTGGTGTAGTGGTGGGTTTATCCCCATCCTTGCTCATCATCAACGCAAATCCTCCCATAAGGAAGGCACTAAACTCTGTTAAAGACGCTTTCTCGAACCAAACCAAGATTCCACCAAAGGAAATCAAGATAAGGCCGATAATCGTTGTTTTTGGATTTCTAAATAATCTATCTATCATTCTTAATATCTCGATTCCATCGCCACAAGGTGTACACAAAAGACGTCAGCATTACGAATAGACCCGCTATCTGATGCACCTCGGCAATCGTTAATCCACCAACGGCTAAACTCCAACTTGTCGCTACCGCACTTGTACTGTCTGTTTTCATTGCTCGCCTGTTGCTTCGTTGCACAATGTCGGATTGGCTTGGCAGTATGCTTGTGCGTATGCTGATTCCCATCCCGCAAACCAATGAACGGCAGAGTTAGGTACAGGCCAAACAACGTATTGTTGGAATTCGGATGGTGCTACCCAAATCACATCCACCGCCCAACGTGGGTCAGATTCAACGAGGCCGATTTGATGAACGTAGCAATCCACAAAGGTGATTTGGTCTTCTTCCATCGTGGCGAATCCTGCGGAAAGCATATCGGTGATGAATTGGCCTTCGGTTGGCCAAGCGTATTTCAGATAGGTCATAGCGTGGTGAGTTGTGCCATCTGGGCGTTGGTTAGGCGTGTCGGGAATAGGGCGGCTTGGTTAATGTATTGGTCGTTCCCAATAAAACCTCCGCCATTATCAAATCCTATGCGGCTACAAGCTGGAAC